ATTCTTAAATTTGGTCGCCGTAAATACTTAGATGAGTATTGTGATCGTGCTTATACCTATATTCAATATATTGATCGGAAATACTCAGAATGGATGGGAGTGCCTTTATCTCGTAAAACAACCTCTGTTAAACCATCCGGCACAGTGAGTCTAGTCGCAGGATCATTACCAGGTATACATTACGCAGAAAATGAATCATATTATCGCACTGTTAGATTATCGGCTATATCACCAATGATTGATATTTTAAAAGATGCAGGATACCGTATTGAACCTGCTGTTTCTGATCCTGTGCGAACAGTAGTTGTTTATTTTCCTGTTGTCCATCCACAAGGTACAATCTCAAAACATGATGTATCTATTTGGGAGCAATTTGCAAATGCGGCAGATATGCAATATTATTGGGCAGATAACCAAGTATCAATTACAATTACTTTTAAGGCAGGAGAATCTGATCAAATTGCAAGAGCATT